AACATTGGATAGCTAGTAAGCTGTACAGGGTCTGTTTCTGCTAACGCTTCTGTGTATGTAGCTCCATTTCGTCTAACAACAATCCACACCTGATCTAGCTGTGTTCCAGTGCCTCTGTGAAGTATTGATATGTCTAAGACCTTTGCATCAGGACCAAGGTCTTGTTCAGACCACGCATAAAACTCCTCCTGTCTGTGGTAAGACAGGCAGTAGAGATTACCTGCTACAGTACGAGCCCAGATTCGGGGCTGTGGTGTGTGCTGGTAGGAAATCTGCGCAATAGGGTCCCGGAGAAAGACTGGGTATATCAACTTGGAGACATCATTAGAAGATGAACTGTTCAGGGTCTGATCGTACTTGTACTCCATTAGCCGAGTACCTGATTGGTCGGGATAGAACACAGAACTTGCTACCGTCTCTCCTTGTTGCTCACAAGGTTCTTCCTCGGTAAGCTCCATACGAATTGTTTTAGGACTAATACCATATTGGTACTGGTTAGGGACAATGCGGTAAATACCACCAGTCGTACCAATAACTAAATCCTTAGCTGCGTTGATCCAACGGATAGCTGCGTTTCGATTAGACAAGGCGTACGTAATAGCGTCTGTGTCTAGGACTTCGCCATCGTCCTGCGTTGGCTGAAAGCTTTCTTCGTCATTAGCTCGGCTGTAGTAAATAAAATTTGGGCTTTGATACGTGCCACCAAAAATGCGACGCTGTTCAAACTTAGCCACTGTTCGGGGGTAGTTTTCAAAATACCAAGCACCTAGCTTAACATCTTTAAAGGACCCTCCGTTCTCAAAGGCAAGTGTTCTCTTATCACGAGGAACTGGGTTTAACAGCTTAACCACAACTTGAGTTACGCTGTTAAATCGAACAACCTTCATGTATGTGTTGCCAGAATCCATACGTCCAAATATATGGCGACCTACATCTGTGGGTTGGAATACAGAACTAGTTGTATTCATCAGTGCATCGTTTGCAACCTCTGTAGCGGTAACAGCGTCTACAGCAGTTGGTATGACTAAACTGCCACCTGCGTTAGTGCTTACATTATACTCCTCTACTTTAGGTACTGAGTCTGCTGAGGTGTAACATTTTACAACATCAAATTGTTTTTGGGTGGATAGGTTACCGATCACATACGCCCATGTAGTGGCAGCTGGGTTTGTGTGGTTGTGAGGGTTTAAGTCTGATAAGGTATTAACAAAGGTGTAGGTTCTGTTTCCACTAGCCTGTAACACAGCTGTACATATCTTAAGAGAACCCTGCGTGTCAGGACCAGCCATGTATAATGTGCCGCTGTTAAAGCCATCATATATTCTGTATACAGAACCGTTCTTATAAACGCTGTTATCATATGTACCCCTGAAGAACTCAACTGGGTGATCTTCTGTGCCAATGTGTTCTTTAATCTTAACCCAACGAGTAAGGCTACGAGTTTCACCAACAACAACATTGTCATTCCGTCTGTCATCCGACACACGAACCCACGAATCAGCAAATCCTGAGTTAAAGATAACAGTGTCAGAGCGTAGGTGTATTTCATCCTCAGCAACTCCGTCCAGTTCTAAAGCCTGACTTACTGATGGGGCTGCAGTTTCGTCTACCTCATCACTGTCTAATAGATACAGTTGAGCTGCGTCGTCCTCAATGTCCAACACAGAAACTACAGGTTCAATGTATAAAACACTGCTTGTTGGATCAGCTAATGTATAGTTTGTAGTAGTGCCTGCGTGAACGGCTTTTCCTAAAAACTTAGTTCCGTCAACTGTGTACTCCACATACCAATCCTTGCTGTATGCATTTGAGTTATTAGTGAAGTCTGTAGCTATAACGCTGAAAGGTGTTTGATCGCTTTCTAGTTTTACGTACCTCTCATTTTGAGAAATATTAAACTTATTAGAGCTGGGTTCTTTGTCTAAGAAAGGCTCTACTTCAAAAGCCAAGTCAGTTAAGGTCCACTGGTCGTCACCCTGTACCTCAACATTAGTCTGTAACTCAAGCCCTTCTTGGGACAGTAAGGTATTACCATCACTAGAAAGTAGGGATGACGTTACGAACGAAAGGTCTGCTTTTAACTTCTTAGGTTTGTGCCTTCCATGTGCTATATACAGCTCACCTGTTTCAGAACTAAAACGAAGCTCCTCAATGTCAGTTGCAGAGTACGGCGTAGCTACTATGTCCTTGGATGCTCCACTGGAATCAAAGATCTCAACCTGTGCTGGAGAAAATACAGCCCTGTAGGGTGTATCTGTTGCCAGTACAATATCAACAGATATGACATCATCTGTGTTGTAATTATTAGAGTTGTAGTGCTTAAACCCTGTGCGGAAAATAGCGGGTCCTTGAAGTGAAGGAAAGAAATTTCTGAACGTACGTCCAGAGTTAGCCACACGCTTAATGTCGGTACGTCCAAGAACGTAATCACTTATTAAACCGCCTGAGAAGTCTGTCTGAACATTACTATACCGAGCCATACCGTTGATGTGCGCTTATAAACTGAGAGTTTCCGTCATTGATGTATGTCTGAGCAGGACCTTGGCGACCCTCTAGCATGCGTGCTCTACGGAGAGCAAGAACGTACTGTTTGTGTAGAATCTCATGTCGATTCTCAGAACCAGAAAGCTCGATACTCATATTCTGCGCCATGTGCAGTGTAAGCAGTCGTGTGATAAACGCTGGTAGCCCAGCTGCAGATGTTTCCAGATTGGGAACATATGTGTACGTAATCTTAAGAGATGTTTCGTCTGAATACAACTTGCCGTTCGCAAATCGAAAATCAGAAACAAGAATGTCTTCTGCACTCTCTACGTATAGAAATAAATTAAAGTCAGCAGGAAGTGTATATTCATATCCAAAGTTTTTAAACTCTGTAGACACAACGCCTGTCAGGGTCGCCCGCTTTGTGTTGTAATTAAAAATGTTGTCCCCGAATAGCTCAGTGACCGCCTGTGAATAGGCACGTGTAGTTATCTCATACGTGGAGCTCGACTCGTCGGTAGCGTCAATATGAAAACTGCCTACCATACGTAGGGCAGAATTAAGGATATCCAGCTTGTTTGCTTCTGTAGGCATAAAAAGAAAAGTAGCCTCCCCCGATTCACAGGGGGGGCTACAGACTAGACTAGGACTCTAGGCAGCGGATTTCACCAGTGACCTCACCCCACATACGAGATGCTTCAGCGCAAAGCTTGAAGTATACGTAAGGGATGTTCTTCTTGGCAGGAACGCGCCACACATCACCCTTAAGAGCTGTACCAACAGACATCTTAAGTGCTTTAGGAGTTGCAACGATAACACGACGCTCGTCGTTATTAGCACCGTCGGAGTTAAGACCAAGACGCTCAGTTTGGATGAAACGGAAGCCCATGAACGTAGTGACCGAACCTTCTGCAAGAGACTTGCGTACGGCGTAGTCAGAGTTGATGATCTCGTCAATACCAAGGAGGTCGTTGAACTGAGTTGAAGTAAGGAAGCAGTTAACAACGTCATCCTGACCGATAGCTTCAAGGCGCAGCATTGTGCGACGAGCAGCTTTCAGCTTCTCAAGAGTAAGACCAAGAGGAGCAGCTCCACCAGTTGGAGTACCGTCGTAGTTAGCACCAATGGAGAAACCTTCAGTGTTACCAGCGATGATGTCGATACCATTTTTTGCAGTAGCTGCGTCGTAGGTGTCGATAACTGGGTTAGCGTCATTCTTGCTCAAGTTACCAAGTGTGATGTTGGTGTCACGAGTAGAACCTGCTGCACGAGAGAATGTAACAGTTGTTCCACCGCTACGACCTGTGTATGCTTCTCCGAAGAGTTTGTCGATGATGATATCGTCAATCTTACGCTTACCTGATGCAAGAAGTGCTTGTGTGTAAGCATTCATTGGATCTGTAAGTACGCGCTTGATGTCTTTCTCGTCGATGTACTTGCCAAGCTCGTAGTCTTTAAGACCGATGCGGCGGCGATCGTGAGAGATATCACTGTTAGGGTTGTCGCCATAACGAGTAGCGTCTTCGGTCATTGCTTCGGCAACACCGATGCGGTCGAAGTACTGGAACTCTTCGTTTTGGGTTTCTTGCTCGAAATACGGCTGAAGTTTAGATTCAGTTTGCTGGAATGCTTGCTCGAATCCAGCTTTGAATGATTCAACGTATGCGGTGTTCAGAGCGGCGGCGTTGCTAATTTGAGCAGCACCCGAACCGTTGTCTGACATGTATGATGGGTCTGAATAAGCCATGATATATAATAATTTAAGTTAGGTTAAGTAGAAGTTTGCTTTTCGATGAGCTACCCTTTCGGACTCTTCTAGTTATACGGAACCAACGGCTTTCTAAAGCTGATACTGAGACCTAAAAAAAGGCTACCCCAATACTAGTGGGATAGCCCTGTTTAAAGGGTGTGTCAAGCTTGTTTTACACAGATGGGTATAAATTAGAGTACAACTTTGCTCTCTGATCTAAGACCTGCTGGCGTTTTGTACGATCAGC